TCAAAGGCTCGGCCCAGCGAGCTGCTGCGCCAATGCGCGGGCATCGGCCGCATGGGCCTTGATCTGCGCGCGCGTGAAGCCCTTCCGCTCGAGATCGTCTTCGGTGAGGCCGCCCTCGCGATACGACGCTTCACGCATGTCATCGGCCATGCGCTTGACCGTCTCGCTCGCTGAGAGCGGCGCACGCGGCTTCACGAGCGCGGTATCAATGTAGGCAGGAACGATCGCGAGAGGGACAGGGGTGCGGCTTGCAGCAGGAAGGCGGTTGCAGGATGTACGTCGCATTGGGGTTCCCCGTTTGTTTCACGGGAAACAAAATAGTCGGAAATATCCGACTGTCAATCGCCGGAAAAATCCGATCGATTAGAGGTCGAGCACTGTCCGCTTGACCCTGCCGATTACCTCGAAATCATTCTTTCGTTTGATCATCCGAGGCTTGTTTAGCGGGTTGGTTGAGTAGGGTGCTAGATAAGGAGGATCGTCAGCTTGCCACATCTTGTATGTCGTCTCGCCGCGGATAGAAAACACGTAGTACTTTCCGCTCACGAGCTGTCTGTCGTCTTTGTTTACGACAATAATCGAGCCGTCCGGTGATACTCGATCCATTGAATCGCCAACGACACGTAACGCAAAAAAGTTTCCACGGCCGAGATCCGCGAACGCCAGTAAAGGCACGTCGTCCAAGGGAATCTGAGACGAAGGAGCCGTCAGCCGTCCAGCCGTCACAATGTCGATCAGTGGGACGAGATTTACCTTTGAGCCTGGCCGGTCCGAAATTATCCGCCGTCCAGGGCCTGTCAGTTCCTCGACGGTTAGATCGAGCGCCTCGGCGACGAGATGAATCTTCGCCTGGCTGAACGAGCGCTTTTTCCCGCTTAGGAAATCGCTGATGTAGTTCCGTTCGAGGCCCGGCACCCTTCTGGCGGCCTCGACGGGTCCTAGCTGTAACTGACCAAGACGGTCGCTAACTCGTTGTCGTAGCTCGGTTCCCTTCATGGCGGAGTTATCCGATGGTGGATTAGTCAAAGCGAGCCGGATGTTTCCGACTTTATGGTCTCGACGAATCGGAAATTTCCGACTAGCCGTCGAGCGATGGAAAAGCAGCTGATTCTCAACCTGTTGGCCGTCGCTCGGGCGTTTGCAACGAGCCGCGGAATTGAGCTTTCGACCGTGGGCCGCGTGGCAGCGGGCGACTGGCGCTTCTTCGATCATATCAGTGACGGCGCCAAAACGTTCACGGCGCGAAAGTATGACCTCGTCATGGTCTGGTTCTCCGAGAACTGGCCCGCAGGAGAGGCTTGGCCGGAGGGCGTTGCGCGTCCCAATCGGGCGCCTCAATGAGCCCGCCCCGCGCAAATCCGTCAAAAGTTGGAACCCGCACAACTGCGGGCAAACACCCTCACGCATGCGGGTGGTTTTCTCCTATCGCCTTGGAGTTGAAGCGCCTTTTCCCGCGAAATTGTGCGGCTGAAGTTTCCCACAGGTCAGGTCGATCCATCAGCGTTGTCGAACGCTGGCTGGCTGGGACGGTGTCCGGTCCAGACGGCGAGGCTCTGACACGCTTGCTTCGCAGCGACATCGGCGACCGCGTCCATGACGCGATGATCGCCGGCGTTAAGTCGCCTTGGGCCGAGAACGTCCGCGCCGTGCGCGAGATCGCACGCCTTCGCAAGCAGCAGGCAGATACGGCGCAGCGTCTCGCCGCGCTCGAAAGGGGCATCGAACCATGATCACAGAGCGGCTTTCTGATCCGCAGCTCTACACGGTGATGGGAATTGTCCTCAGCCTTGCTTTGGCGGCCGCACTGAGCGTCATCGCATGGCTGCAGCGAGCTCCACAGCTCGACGCCGCTGCCGGTTTCCGCTGGGTGCGCCGATGACCAGGCCGGCCGCAGAAACCCGCGCGACGACGATCGCAAAGGACCAGCTGAAATCGATCATCGAGCGCGTCGAGCGGCTGACCGAGGAGAAAAAGAACATCGCCGATGACATCCGCGACGTGTTCGCCGAGGCCAAGGGCAACGGTTTCGACGTCAAGGCGCTGCGCGCAATCATCAAGATCCGGCAACAGGACCCGATTGATCGCGAGGCCGAGGAGGCGATCCTCGAGACCTACATGCAGGCGCTGGGGATGCTGTGATGCACGGCTCTTTCGCCAGCGTCCGGCCGAGCGAGACGGTCTCGATCGAGCGGCTGCTCGACTCCGGACTGACGCCTTGGCGCCGGATCATCCTCTCGGCGCGCGATAACGTCTGGTCGCTGGTCGACGCCTGCGATTACGAGTGGCTGTCGAAAAATACCTGGAATGTGTCTTGGGGCTCGCGGACGCCCTGGCAGCTCTACGCAAAGCGCAACGTCGGGCCGGAGCGCGCGACGCTGCGGCAACATCGCGAGATCAAGATTGTGCGAGATCCGCGCTCCGAGCGGTTCATGCGGACGCATCACGTCGACCACGGCAACGGGCAGACGCTCGACAACCGCGACGACAATCTCTCGTGGTGTACCCACAAACAGAACATGAAAAACCGCCGGCCGCGTGCGGCGATCCCTTCGCTCGAGCAAATCGTCCTCGAGCTGATGCGCGCTCACGACATCCCGTTTCCGCAGGAGGTTCCGTTTTGACCGACGTTCCCGCATCCAATGGCATGGGGCTAACAGCCCGCATGGTCGACGCGTTGAAAGCGATCACTGAATTTGTCGGTCGCCACGGTGCGATGCCGACGCGCCGCGCGCTGGCCGACGTGATGGGCTGTAATCCGAACAACGCCAACCGCCTGATGGATAGCCTGGTCGAGCGGGGCGAGCTGTCGGCCGTGACGCGGCGCGGCTGGGTCGCGGTCGCTGGTTTCGGCCGCGACGGCGTCCTGATCTCGGTCCGGCCGCATATCGCGGCGCGGCTCGCGGCCTATTGCGCGGCGAACGGCGAGAAGGTGACGGCCGTCGCCGATGACGCGATCCAGCTGCATCTCGACCAGCTCGAGGGCGACGTCGCTACTGTCGTGCCGTGCGGCGACGGTGTCGCCATTGTCGTCGACGACGAGGAGGGCGCCTCGTGACCGAGCTCGTCCGCTATGAAGCTGCGCGCCGCGCCCTGGCCGAGGCTGTCGCCGTCGATGAGGTCCTCGAGATCCGGGACGAATGGGAAGCGATCCGGCTCGCCGGGCTGGTCGCCAAGGATGTGGAGCTGCAGGTCCACGCGGCGAAGATCCGCTTTCGCGCTGAGCGCCGTCTCGGCGAGCTTGTCCGCGAGCAAAAGAAAACGGTCGGGCTCGCCAGGGGCGGTCAGCCCTACCAGTCCGAGCGGGAACAGGTAGACCGGCCGGCGACATTGGCGGAGGCCGGCATTGACAGGAAGCTGTCGGCGCGCGCGCAGCGGATCGCCGAGATGGAGCCCGACGAATTCGAGGGGGCGCTCGTCCAGCACGAAACCGAGATGCGGTCGGCGAAGGGCCGCGTTTCGATGGATCTGACCAAGGTCGCGGCCGAGGAAAGGGGCCGCGAGCATCGCCGCAACGTGGCGCAGGCGCTCTCTGATGCCTCGGCGCTGCAGCCGACCGGCCGCAAGTATCCGATCATTTACGCCGATCCGCCGTGGCATCGAAACCAGGGCGTCACCAGCCGCTCTTACGAGAACCATTATCCGACCATGCCGTGGTCGGAGATCTGCGATTTGCCGGTTAAGGACATGGTCCTGCCGGATGCCTGGCTGTTTCTCTGGATTCCGCGGGCGCATCTGCTGGCTTGGCATGAGGCCGAGATCGAGGCGACGGATCTGCGGACCGGCGAGGTCATCAAGGTCCGCGCGCAGATGCCGCTCGCCTCGGCGGTCGCGCTGTCATGGGGCTTTGACTCGTACTCGACCGCGTTCGTTTGGACGAAAACCGACGAGGAGCACCCGACCGAGGCCGGCGGGGCCGTGCTGGTGCGCGACCAGGACGAGCTGCTGCTGCTGTTCAGGCGGGGGAAGGGCCTGCCGAAACCGGGGAGCGGCGAAAAGTTCGGCTCCAACCATCGCGAGCGCTCGAGGCCGCTCGGTCATTCGCGCAAGCCGGAGCATTACCGGCGCATGATCGCAGCCATGAGCGGCGGAGTGCCGGCGCTCGAGCTGTTTGCGCGCGTCGACGCTGAGCATCCGCTGCCGCCTGGCTGGGATGCATGGGGCAACCAGGCGACAGCTGCGCTCGACAGGACTGCGGCCCGCGTCGCGGCCTTTTGCGCCGATGGTCCCGCCTGGGTGACGCGCGACGAAGTCATCGCGGCCGACCATGCCGCGTTTGAGCAATTCGATTCCCAAGCGATCGCGGGCGAGGGCTCGGCGCCTGACGGGGTGCCGGCGGGTATAGAGCTACCGCGCGATCGGACTGCCGATGGTCGGTCATCGGACGAGGCCGCAACGGGTAGCCATAGCGCTGCGGCCTCACAGTTAGCGGACACCGGAGCTCACGCCGGCGATCGTCCAGCCCTTTCGGCCGACGTTGCCTCGGTGCCGATCGGGAAAGTCGTTTCGAGCGTCGCCGTTTCCGGCCGCGCCGATACAGCCGAGCCGCCGGCGAACCGACCTGGACGCGACATTCTCGACGACGGGCTCGATATCCCGGAATTTCTGCGCCGGACGCCGAAGCCGGCGCCGGATCTCGTCGTCTCGCAAACCGAAATGGATCTCGCGCGTATCGACCGCGCGCCGGCCGAGGTCGTCGACGATCGTCTGCAAACGCGGTTGCCGCTGACCGAGGACGAGCTCGATATGCAGGCCGCGCTGCTCGCGATCGACGGCGGCGAGCAGATCGACGGCGACATGGTCCGGCATCTGGTCGGCGCAGGCTTCGCGCATTGCACGTCGACCAGGGTGATGGTGACCGATGCCGGCCGCGATTTCCTCGCGCAGCTGGTAGCGACGCCGGCGCAGCTCGATATCGAGGCGCGCGCGTGACCGACAAAGTCGCTCTGTTCCGACAGATCGCTGCGATCGAGGCCGAAATCAAGGATCGCAGCGCCGGCGCGCGCTCGAGGCTCGATCGGTCGGCGTCGCAGCGCCAGTGCGACGGCCTCGAGGCCGGCGCGAAAACGCTGCGCTGGCTATCGCAGAACGCGGCGCGCATCGCTGCGGCGTCGCCGCTTCCGGCCTGCACAATTTCGATGACCAGGCAGGTCACTGCCGTCGAGACCGAGCTCAAGGATCGCCGCAGCGGCGCGCGGGCCAAGCTGAGCTCGTCCGCTGCGATCTACCAACGCGACGGCCTCGAGGCCGCTGCGAACACGCTGCGCTGGCTGCAGCAGAACGAGGCGAGCATCAAAGGGGCATTGCGGCAATGAAGCAAACGAAACTGGCATCACTCGCGGAGAGCGCGATCAACGTCTTGGTTGGTTTCGTCATCAGCCTTGCGGCGCAGGTCTATTTCCTGCCGCTGCTCGGCGTCACGGTCTCGATCGCGCAGAACGTCACGTTTGCGCTGATCATGACCGCAATCTCGATCTGCAGGTCGTACCTGCTGCGCCGGCTATTCGAGGCGCTGCATATTCGCCGGCCGCTGTCGTCGTTCATGCAGGCTGTTATCGCCGAGCGCTTTCGCCAGATCGAGCGGGAGGGTTGGTCGACCGAGCACGACGACGGATACGATCGCGGCACGCTGGGCCGAGCTGGTGCTGCGTTCATTTTGCATGCCGGCACGGAATCGCCCGCGGTGCCGCACGAATGGCCCTGGACGCGCGAATGGTGGAAGCCGGCTGGCTATCGGCGTGACCTGGTCCGCGGTGTCGCCTTGGCGATCGCCGAGGGCGAGCGGTTCGATCGCAACCGGAATCCGACCGGCGTTCCGGCTCGATTGAGGCGACCGCTTGCTGCGCAGGAGCTGCAGCGATGACGCAGCTCGAGATCGCCGCGATCGCGGTCGGCGCGTTTGCGCTGTTCATGTTCGGTTATTCGCTCGCCTGGATACAGCGCGATCGGCTTGACCGGCGCGCGGCTGCGCTCGAGCCGCGTTTCGATGCCGGCGGCTCTGTCTGCGAGGATCTCGAGGCCCGCGTCCGGCGGGCCGCTTGATGAGCTCGACGCGGCACAAGTGGGGCGAGAAGGTCCGATTTCCGCTCAAGACCGAACAGCAATGCATCCGCTGCGACATGGTCAAGGTCGGCCGGCGCGAGGGCGGTCCCGCGGGCTATTGGGACGAGTTCTGGCGCGACGAGGAACGCATCCATTGCACGGCGACGCCGCCCTGCGATGCGCGGCGTGAGGCGGTTGCAGTTGCGGCGGCCTAACGCGATCGTGTTCTGCCTGGCTGGCGAAGGGCCGGAGGCGATGACTCTGGCCGAGGTCATCTGCCAGCTGGTCGTCAAGGGCGCGGAGCTCGGCGAGCTCGAGGAATACGAGATCCCGGATCGCGGCGCGATCGCCGCCGGCGCGGTCAATCCGCCACGGCTCAAGCGCCGCGGTTTCCGTCGCGAGTGGCTCGAGCGGCTCAGCGTCGCGATCGAGCGCGACGCGATCTCACGGCTATCGGCACAGGACATCGTTTTCCGTCTGCTGCAGCCGCGACCGTGAATTTTCAGTGTTCCGTTGCGTCAGCGTTTTCCCGAATTCTCTTGGTTAGGAAGTTAAGATGACCGCGAAAAGGCGGGCGCGACGCATTGCCTCGGACGAGGCCACTGCATGGGCGCGCAATCTCGAGCTGGGCAATCCTTACGCAAAGAGCGTGCTGCGCGCGCTGGGCGAGTATGTCGACGGCGATGGCATCTGCTGGGTCGGCATTCCGTCGCTGGCGGGGGATTGCGATCTATCGCAGGACACGGTTCGACGGCGGCTCGCCTGGCTCGAGGAGATCGGCGCGATCGGTCGGACGCCGCAATGGCTCGATGAGAACGGCCGCCGCAATGGTGATGGTCGTGGCAAGCGCACCACGGATCTGATCCGGCTGCTTGTCGACGCGGATATCGACGCGATCGAGGCGCGGGCCGCCGGGCGCAACGTCGACGAAAATCAAGTAAATTCAAGGTCGATTAGCCCTAGCTGGCAGCAAGGGCTAAATTCCGGCGCCGACGACGTTAGCCCTCGGCCAGCCCTCGGCCAGCCCTCGCAGTGCAGCCAGGACCTAGACTCTTTTGAACCTGAACCTGAAGATCCCCCTAAGTCCCCCTCCGGGGGATTTCCGGATGATCGCGAGACGATCGAGCAAAGCGAGCCTGTTGAGTTTGCAGCGGCATTCGAGGGCTATGTCGGCCATGAGGTCATGCGGCGCGACCTGGCGCTCGAGGAGTTCCGCCTCCTGACGCAGGAGGATCGCGTCTGGTGCGGGCATGCCGTGCCGCTCTACATGGCGAAACTGCGCGAGCTCAAACAGCGCCGGCCGATGAATTTTCATCTGTGGGTGCGGACGCGAGGTTTTCGTGAATTCCCTGCGCCTGGTGCTGCGCCGGCAAAGCCCGCGCCTCCGCAACGGCGGTTCGTGCAAGGGGATGAGCTCAAGGGCTTGGCGGTGGCGCCGCAGATCGCCGAGCGGCGCGAGCTGCGCATCTTCAGCGAAAAGGATCTCGGCGAGGGCGTCTGGGTGCAGCGCGGGCCGCAGGCTGACCTGGCGGCAATGGCCGAATTTGCGGGCACTGATCGCGACGCGTGGCAGGTCGTCGACCAGGGAACGCCGCAGTTTGCCGCCTGGCGCGATCGCCTGGCGTTCTGGATCGGCGCCGAGCCGCACGCCGAGCGGATCTTTCTCGAGCCGTTTGATCCGAGCGTTCACGGCGTCTCGGCGTCGCATCCAAATTTCCGGTTGAGGAAGGCAAAGCAGGGATTTCGCGTGCCGGCGCCGTGGCCGCCGCGACGCGATGGAACGTGGCAGGGCGCAGGGGAGAGCGAATGAACATGCAATACCGCAAGGGGCAGATCGTTGGATATGTCGAGACCAACGATCGATTGGCGGTGCCGGCGACGCCGGCGAGCTGGCGCGTGCTGCAGGTCATGCCTGGCCGCGACGCGAAGGTCATCAAGGCTTTCGGCGAGCGCTGCATCAGCGGCTGGTCGCCGACCGTCGTTCATTTCGTCGAGCGCGGTAGCGGTCAGGTGGCCCGGCGTCCGCATCTCGGCCGGCGGATCGAAAAGCCGTTTCTGCCCGGCCTGATCTTCCTGCCTGATTTCGAGCTAGGTCGTCTCGCCGAGATCCGCAGCATTCCTGACGTCGACAATCTGCTCGAGTTCGGAGAGCTGCGATCGTGGCTCAACGCGACCGAGATGCAGCTGCTGCGCGACATCGTCAAAATCGAGAACATGCTGCCGTCACGGCGCCGATGGGCACTTGCGCAGCTGTTCCTGCGGTATGGCTTCATCACGGTCGCCGAGGTCAAAGACGAAACGGAAATGAGAGTAGGGCGCGAGATCCGCGTCGCCGATGGCCTGTTCTCCGGCTTTCGAGCGCTGATCGAGCGAGTTGACTCAAAAGGCCGACTCAGCGTCTTAGTCAGCGACGGAAAGCACGGCGTCAAGGTAAGTGGTTTGACCGAGGCGCAGATCGAGCTGATCGACTAATTCGCGGTGCGGTGCATGCGCGGCAGCTCGGCTAAAAGTGCAGAGCCTGATTCCAGGCGGACGCGCGGAGCGCGCCTCAATCTTCGCCAGATCCAACGCCGATCGCAGCTGGTGCGGTCGGCGTTTTCATTAGCATAGGTTGCGCGGTAGCGCCTCGCGCTATCGCTGCCCTCCTTGGGCGTTTCCTCCCTAGACTTGAGGCCGATCATCGCAAGGTGGTCGGCCTTTCCTTTTGTGGATGACGCAGCCGCCCTGGAAAGCCTGGTACAAGCTCGCGCGCTGGCGAGCGCTCCGCCTGCGCATCTTCCTGCGCGATCTCTACACGTGCCAGCGCAAGGGCTGCGGCAGGGTCGAGCCGAATACGTCGCTCTTGGTCTGCGACCATGTCATCCCGCATCGTGGTGATGAGCACCTGTTCTGGGATGACGGCAACCTGCAGACACTTTGCAAGGCATGCCACGACAGCGCCAAGCAGGCCGAGGAGCAGGCGAGCCTGCACACGCGCGGCGTCTGGGATTGAGAGGGGTAGGGGGTGGGCATTTCCTCCGAGGGTGCCTCTCCGCGGACCGGCCCATCTCACATTGACGGTTTTTTTTCATCATGGCCGAAGTTTTCGACCTGTTCGGTGATCCCGTGCCGGCCAATTGGGGCGGACGTGGTCGGCCGGAGCATGTCGCGAACCAGCAAAACCGGAATCGCGTCAGCCTGTTAGTCGCGCTCGGTTGGAGCAATCAACGGATCGCGGCGGCGCTGTTCATTACGCAACCGACGCTGCGCAAGCATTATTTTTCAGAGCTCAAATTCCGGGACGTCGCGCGCGATCGCCTGGTCGCGCAGGTCGGCGTCAAACTGATGGACGGCGTCAACGCCGGCAACGTCTCGGCGATCCGAGAATTCCAGAAGTATCTCGAGCGCAACGATCTCATGCTGTACGGCCAGACGCAGAAGCCAGCCAAGGCCGCGCCGGCTGAAAAGGCGCCGGCTGAAAAGGTCGGCAAGAAAGCCGCCGCGCTCGCCGCCGCGCATCAGCCAGACGCCGGCACGCCGCTCGGCGAGCTCATGATGCGCCGTCAGCAGGCAGGGATCTCGCACTAATGCTGCCCTCGATCGAGGCCGCGGCGCCGGCCGCTGCGACGTGGGATCTGTCCCGCGTTGATTGGCAGGAGCGCATCCGCGACGGCCGCTCGCTGATGCCGGATATGCCGCTGTTCGCCGGCGAGGCGGACATGGCGCAGGCGTTCTATGACGAGATCCAGCTGCCTGACGTGCCTGGCAAGCCAAAAATGCGGACTGCGTCCGGTCCGTGGTTCCGCGAGCTGGTGCGCGCGGCATTCGGCAGCTGGGACGCGGCCAACCAGGTCCGATATATCCGCGACATCCTCGCGCTGGTGCCGAAAGGATCGTCAAAGACGACCAACTCGGCGGCGCTGCTGATCGTCGCGATGCTGATGAACTATCGGCCGCGCGGTAAAGCGCTGTTTGTCGGTCCGACGCAGGCGATCTCGACGCGCGCCTATGACCAGGCGGTCGGCATGATCGAGGAGTCGCCGGATCTCAAACGGCGTTTTCGCACTCACGATCATGAGATGATGATCGAGGACCTGGTCACCAAGGCCGAGGCGCAGGTCAAAACTTTCGACGTCAACATCCTAACCGGCGCGATGGGCCTGTTTTTCGTGCTGCTCGACGAGATCCATTTGCTCGGATTCAACGCAAAGGGCGCCAAAGTGCTGCGCCAGATCCGCGGCGGCCTCGACAAGACGCCGGAGGGCCTGCTCGTCATGACGACGACGCAGAGCGACGACATTCCGGCCGGAATTTTCAAGTCGGAGCTGAAATTTGCGCGCAACGTTCGTGACGGGAAGTATCGCGGCAAGGTCATTCGGCCGATGCTGCCGCTGCTCTACGAATTTCCGCAGGACATCGCGACGTTGACGCGCGAGGAGCGGAAAAACGGCGTCGAGCCGCGCTGGATGAACCCGGTCAACTGGCCGATGGTGATGCCGAACCTCGGCCGCTCCGGTCCGGCCCTGGCGGAGCTCGTCGCAGATTGGGAAGGCGAGCGCGACAAGGGCGAGGAAGCGATCCGGATCTGGGCGTCGCAGCATCTCAATATCGAGATCGGCCAGGGCATCAATAACGAGGGCTGGGGCGGCGCGGATCTCTGGGATGCGCAGGTCATCAAGGGACTCGACCTTGATGCGATCCTGGCGCGCTGCGAGGTCGTCACGATCGGAATCGACTCCGGCGGCCGTGACGACCTGCTCGGCCTTGCGGTGATAGGCCGCGAGCGCGGTACGCGGCATTGGCTGTCCTGGTCCTACGCCTGGGCAGACCCGATCGTCCTCGAGCGGCGGAAAGACATCGCCAACCAGCTGCAGGATTTCGTCGAGGAAGGGTCGATGACGATCGTCGACATGGCCGACGCGATCGCGGATCTCGGCGTTCTGGTCGCCCGCATCGTCGCGAGCGGTCTGCTACCGCAGAAAAACGGCGTCGGCATCGATCCGAACCAGGCTGCAGCGATTATCGAGGCTTTGCTCGCTGTCGGCGTGACCGACGACATGCTGCGGCGCCTGCTGCAGGGCTCGGCGCTCGCGCCGGCGGTCTATGGCCTCGATTTCAAGCTCGCCGACGCAACGTTCTGGCATGCCGGGCAGGGCCTTATGTCTTGGGTTGTCGGCAACGCCAAAACCGAGCGGCGCGGTAACGCCGACATGGTGACCAAGCAAGTCGCCGGCTCGGCCAAGATCGATCCGTTTATCGCGTTGCTCGAGGCCGCGATCCTCATGAGCTGGAATCCAACGGCCGGGCTGCTCGTGACCGGCGCTGACATCCTGACGGTGGTCTGATGGGAATTTTGAGGAGCGGGCTGGGCTCGGCGTTCCGCGCCGTCGCCAACGCGTTTGATCCTGGCGCGCCGCGCGACATGAGCGATCCGCAATATTGGGCTGATTTCGGCGGTCGTATGTCGCTCGCCGGCGTCGACGTCACGGACAGCAACGTCAGCCAGCTCGGTGCCGTCCAGGCGGTGCGTCACGGCCTTTCCTCGGCCATGAAATCGCTGCCGGCGTCGGTCTACCGGCGCGGCGCGAACGGCGCGCGCGAGGCGCTGCCGGATCATCCTGTCACCAGGCTATTTGCGGCCAGTCCGAACGGTCGCCAGACGCCGGCCGAGCTGGTCGGCGAGCTCGCCTGGAACGTTTCTTATTATCGTAATGCCTATTGTGCGATCGTGCCGCCGGGAGATCCCCGCGCCTCGAACTATTACGCGGTCGGCGGCCTCGAATGGCTGCATCCGCGGCGCCTGGCGATGGTCGAGCGCGGGATCGACGGTCACCTGTATTACACGTTCAATCCGCCGACGACCCTCGTCCAGGGCGCGCAGCTCAAACAGACGACCTATCGCGACGACGAGCTCTGGCATATCCGCTCGAATCCGCTGCGCGAGGATGGCCTGCTCGGCGAGCCGATTTTCCATAGTGCGCGGAACGTCTTTGCGCGCGCGATCGCCGTGCATGACTACGGGGACATCTGGTTCAAGAATAACGGCCAGTCCGGCGGCACGCTCGAGCATCCCGGCGTGTTCAAGGACAAGGAAGAACGAAACACATTCCTCGAAAACTGGCGCGCTGCAGGGACCGGGCTGAATAGGCACAAGGATCGGTTGCTGACGCATGGCGTCAAATATAATCCGATCAAGGTGACCAATTCCGAGGCGCAGCTGCTCGAGACCGAGGACGCCGCCGACACTGCAGTTTTCGGCCTATGGAGTTACCCGCCGCATCGCGCCTCGCGCCTGAAACGCGCGACAAATAACAACGTCGAGCAGCAGTCGCTCGATTTTGTCGTCGGCTGTATGGCGCCGCTTGCGATCGAGCTCGAGCAGGGCGTCGAGCGGGATTTGCTGCTCGACAATGAGCGCGGCGATCTGTTTTTCGAGTTCAACTTTTTCGGCCTGCTGCGCGGCGACCTGCTCAATCGTTACCGCGCCTATCTGATCGGCCGCCAGGGCGAATGGTTGTCCGCAAACGACATCCTGCGGTTTGAGAACATGTCGCCGCGGACCGATGCCGGCGGCGACGAGTACAAAAACCCGCTGACAAAGGACTCCGCCGGCGGCGCGCAAGGCGTCGACGACAAGGCCGGCGGCAATGGCGGCTCGAGCTCTCCAAACGAGGACGGCAACGATGATTAAGGTTGAAACCGTGGCGCCGGATCTGCGCCAAGCCGTGACGCAGATCACGTCAATCGACGCCCTGGTCGCGCTCGAGGTCTCGGCGCTCGCCGATTGCCTGGCGCGCGCCGAGCAGCGCCAGGCGCAAGCTGCTGCTGCGGCGGCGCAGGCCTCGAGCTCGGCCGGCAAGATCGCGCTGATCTCTGTCGCCGGCGGCCTGACGCCGCGCGGTAGCTGGTTCGGCTCGAGCCTTTACGGCATCGCCGTGCAGGTGACGCGGGCGGCCGATGACCAGGACGTCGCCGGCGTCGTTCTCGACGTCGACAGTCCAGGCGGAACGGTCGCCGGCACGGTCGAGGCCGCGAATGCGATCGCGTCGGCCGCAGCTAAGAAGCCGATTGTTGCCGTCGCGAATACGCTGATGGGCTCGGCGGCCTATTGGCTAGGTTCGCAGGGCACTGAGCTCGTCATGGCGCCGTCTGCCGATGCCGGCTCGATCGGCGCGATGATTATGCATCAGGATATTTCCGGGTGGCTCGACCAAGTCGGCCTCAAGATGACGATCGTCCGCTCGGAGCAGTCGCCGCTGAAAAACGAGGCGCATCCGTTTGCGCCGCTATCGGCCGACGCTCTGACCTATCTGCAGGGTCGCGCAAACGAGGCCGGCGCCGATTTCATCAAGGCGGTTGCGAGCGGCCGGCGCGTGACGCAGACCAAAGTCCGCGAGGAGTTCGGCCAGGGCCGCATGGTCGGTGCGCGCGAGGCTGTCGCGCGGGGTATGGCCGACCGGATCGCGACGCTCGACCAGGTCATCAGCGGCATGCTGCAGCAGCGGTCGCAGCGGCCGAGCTCGCGCCGGCGATCGGCGCTGGCGTTTGACTAGGGCGTGTCGTAAGTCCGGCATTGTCCGCTTATAGGCGTAGAGCAGACATGGCTTGGCGGGCCCGAAACGTCTGCAATTGACCCTCAGCGGACACCGGTAGGCGCCCATAGGTGGCCTCTCGCAGTGGTGAGATCATTATCGTGTCTAACGCTCGCAGATCACGCGAGTGATTTTGTAACCGCACTGGCCGCCCGCTCTGGTGTCTTCGGCCGCTGGCATCACAGCATATTTTCGGCACACGGTCTGTGCAAAGGCGTCTATGTTGCTATCGCACCCTAGAAAGTTTGTGTGAGCCGGACAGGCAGCTTCCCGCTCGCCCTCACATACGACCAAATCGGACGAATGCTTGCCGGCGTATTGAAACGAAACGAGGGCAAGCCAAAGGCCGCCAATGGCAACGAGAAGCAGCGCGATCCATTTGATTTCCAAGAGCGACTTCAAGGTGACAAACTCAGAGCGACTGTCGGCTAGAGGAAGTGGGTCCGAAGGGAGCGAGTGTCTTTCCCCTCGCGATTGAAATTTGAGAGCAATCGCTTGTTGAGTTCTCGCATGAACGCGCTGCGACTGTGCCAGCCGACAACGCCATTTTGAACTTTTGCGTATCGTCTGAGCCAATAGATTAACAGCCCTGCTATCGCGCCCAAACAAATAAGTTCGATCATCAGCGTGCCAGCCTGTACTGCACGACGTAAACGGCGGCGCCCGACGGGTACAGCCCTGACTACGCCATGCGACGCGGCGTCTCGCCAAAAGAACAATATGGCGCTTTACGCGTTCGGCAAACGCCGCCTGCGATGTTTTTAGAGGAATCGGACCTAGCGCTTCGCCATGAAGGTCCGCAACGCGATTGGCCGCCTGTTCTAGAAGTGGGGTCGTCCTTGGTTCCGGGTTCTTCAGGGAAGGAGTGAAGGAACAGTCCGGCTCAGTGAGTGGAACTTATTTGTCAGGTGCGTTGACGGGGGGCAGCGGCTGTGTGGGTTGGATGTGCCTGTCCGTCTGATGCCCGCGCGACAGAGCCAACGCCAACGCCAATACGCCTACGGTTATGATGATCGCCCCACGCATGCCGACATCCTGAGCCCTCCAGGCAATATGCTCAATCGGACTGAAGTCGAAGAGCGCCTAGACCGCCTCCGTTGGCGGCCCTTTTCAGTTGGAAGCGTCGCCTATTGGCCCTTTTCGGACGTGCCGCACTGGCTATCGAAAGTCCGGTATCGGACCTGAAGCGGACCTCACGGCTCCCACTGCGGGGAACTACGACACCAGATGTCGGCGCACTTCTCCGGGTTCCATGTCCAGAGCTGCGGCGTGTTCGGTAGCAAGTTGTCGTTGAATGAGCCCGACCGTCCAGCCTTCGGGGATGGCATCCAGCACCGAGTTTAGCGCTTCCTCGCGTGAAGTCGCGGCGAGCCAGATCTGGACCTCACCGTTATCGGTCGTCACGCGGACAAGATGAACCTCGGTGGCTTTCTCCATGAGCCGTAAAATCGATGGTGGGAATTTTGTTTCTAACCAAAACCAAGGCGAACGTTTGGCGGTTAGGACAGACCATGCGCCTAGCGCGCCATCTCTATTGGCACGCCGGGCGCCCGATCAAGCGGTGGATGCGGCGTAGCTAGCCCCATCGCGCCGGGCGGCGTCTCATTGATAGCCACACGCGTGTTGACGTTTTTCAGCGTCGTAATCGTCGCTGCGATAACCGCCATCGCGAGAGCCACCGCAAAGAGGATCAGCGCCGTTCGGTGGTTGGTCATTGCAATGCACTCCAACCCAAAGCGACTCAACGCGGCACCGCGCGGGCAGGTTCCAATCCGTTGAAGCTATTCAGCTTTTAGTTCCTGAGTTGCTCGACCCGCGCCGTCGCCTGGACAGCGGGAACGCGGGCTCTTTCTCCGTCCAGGCAAACCAGACAACCAACCAGGAGTCACAGATCCATGCGAGTGGACATCAAGCAGCTGCGCCAGGCCCGCGCCAACAAGGCAAAGGAAGGCAAAACCGCGCTCGAGCAGCTCAACGCGCTGCAGGGCAAGGCCAATCCGACCGAGGGCGAGACCGCGCAGGTCGGCGAACTCGAGACCAAGGTCGACGCGCTCGAGGCCGAGGTCGCCGAGCTCGACAAGCAGATCTCGGCCGAGGAAAAGAAGCTGCGCCGGACGGCACTGTTCGGCTCCTCGACCGCGCTCGGCGGTCCGGCGCTGGCGACCGTCGTCAACGACATCAATCCGGAGCGGACCGGCGGCTTCCGCAGCGTCGCGGAATTCGCCGTTTCGGTTCGCAATGCCATGACCGGCGGCGGCCTCGATCCGCGTCTCGGCGCGGCGCCGAGCAATTTCCAGCAGAACCAGGGCGGCAGCGGCGAGGGCTTCCTGGTGCCGACCGAGTATCGCGAGCAGATCTGGGCGCTCGTTTTCGACGACCAGAACCTGCTCGGTTTCTGCAATCCGGAGCCGACGCAGGGTAACTCGATCGCGATCGCAAAGGACGAGACCACGCCCTGGGGCGCGTCCGGCGTCCAGGCGGCCTGGCGCTCCGAGGGCACTCAGCTGATCGCGACAAAGGCCGCGATGACCGGCGAGATCATCCAGCTGCATGAGCTCTATGCCTTCGTGCTGGCGTCGCAGGAGGTCCTCGACGATGCGCCGCGGTTGCAGAACCGCATCTTTAACCAGGCCGCAAACGCGATCCGCTGGAAAGCGTTTGAGGCGGTCATGACCGGCGACGGCAAGGGCAAGCCGCTCGGTTTCATGAACGCCGCCGCGCTGGTGACCGTCTCGAAGGAAGCGGGCCAGGCGGCCGACACGATCAACGTCGCGAACGTCCTTAAGATGTATTCGCGGCTGCTGCGGATGGGCGGCCGGCCGATGTGGCTCGGCAATTCCGACATCCTGCCGCAGATCGGTCAGCTGACGATCGGCAACGTGCCGGCCTGGCTGCCGCTGAATCAGCCGCTTGCCGGCGCGCCGGATGGCGGCGTTTTCCTCGGCCGTCCGCTGATCTTCAACGAGCACAGTGCCACGCTCGGCGACCTAGGCGATCTGACCTGCGTCGACCTCTCGGGCTATGCGCTCGCGACCAAGGCCGGCGGCGGCATCGATTTCGCCGCCTCGATCCATCTGTTCTTTGACTACAACCTGGCGGCCTTCCGCTGGATCTTCCGGATGGGCGGTCAGCCTTACCTGTCGGCGCCGGTCGCGCCGGCCAAGGGCGCTAACACCAAGTCGCATTTCGTCGCGCTCGAGGCGCGCTGATCGAGCTCGGCGAGCTCGTCGGACAATGACGGCGCGCCGGCTGGCCGGCGCGAGTAACAGCCGCGTTTCGTTTCCCAACCATGAGGAGTGCAAATGCACACCAATCTCAAACCGTCGCAGCGCGTCAGCGTCGTCGACTCGATCAACCCGCAATCGTCCGCTGCCGCGCTGACCACGGGCTGGATCGATGCCGGCAAGTTCCACAACTACATGGCCGTGATCTCGCTCGGCGCGCTCGGCGCTGCAGCGACAGTCGACGCCAAGATCCAGCAGGCGACCTCGGCCGCCGGCGCCGGCGCAAAGGACATCGCCGGCAAGGCGATCACACAGCGCACGAAAGCCGGCGCGGACGATAACAAACAGGTCCTGATTAACCTCAAGCAGGAAGATCTGGACATCAATAACGGCTTTGGCTTTTTCCAGGTGCAGGTGACGCCTGCCGTCGCCGCGAGCCTGGTCGGCTGCTCCGTGCTCGGTTTCGATCCGCGGTACGGGTTCGCAACCGACAACGATGCGGCGTCAGTCGCCGAGTTCGTCGGCTGATCCAGCTGGCGCCTCGGCCGCACCAGGCCGAGGCGCCTCTTTTCCTTTTCCGGCAGGGCTTCCCGACATGCTCCGCATCTCTCAGCGTCCGGCGGGCTATCCCGTCACACTCGACGAGGCCAAGGCGCAGCTGCGCGTCTCGAGCACGAAAAACGACGCTTTGATCTCCGGCCTGATCGGCGCGGCAACGGGGCACTGTGAGGCCCTGGTCCAGCGCGCTTTTGTGCCGCGGACGTTCCAATGGGTGCTGCCGTGCTGGCGGCCTGTGATCGAGATCCCGATCGCGCCGGTCGTCTATGATGCGATCCATTCGATCAAGTTTGTCGATTGGGCGACCGAGACGCAGCAGACGCTCGATCCGGCGAGCTATGTCGTGCAAACCGCAGGCGACAGCGTCCGCATCTTCCCGAAATTCGGCGTGTCCTGGCCGCTCGCGTTCTCGCATGCGCCGGAGCCGATCGTCATCGAATTCGATGCCGGTTACGAGGATCTCGACGACCTGCCGGCGATCGTCAAAACCTGCATCCTGTTGCAGATCCGGCATCTCTACAGCATCGGCGAGACAAATCCCGCGCTGGTGCGCGATCTCGTCATCGGCGTCAGCGACAAGGCCTGGCAATTGTCGCCAGACGTCAAAACGCTGATCCCTGACGCGGTCTCGCTCCTCATGCTGTCGGAGGTCTGGTGATGGCCGATCGCATCCTCAAGGCGCCGCGCAACGTGCGGACGCTGCTGTTCTGGCCGGCCAAGGCGCCGGAGGAAGTCGTCGAGCGGGGTTTCGATTGGTCCGACGTTCTGCTCTCGCCGGCCGAGCGCGCGCGCCTGGCGGCCGGCGAGACCGTGACGCCGGCGGACGGCATCAAGGCCTCGAGCTATGTGCTGCCGCAGGGCATCGTCGCCAGCGCCTCGAGCAACACGGCGACCGTCGCGCTGGTGACGCTGACCGGCGGTGAGCTCGGCCGCGTCTACAGCGTCGCAAACCGGATCGAGACTGCAAAAGGTCAGCAGCTCGAGCGCGTCGTCAAGCTGCGCATCCGCGCGAAATGAGCTCGCGATGGACCGCGTCACGGCGCTGGTCGCGATCGCGCATCTGAAATTGCGGCTCGAGCTGCTCGAGCGGCATCCGGAGATCCTGGAGGGAATCGACATGATCGACATCAAACGGCCGATCGAGCTCGCCGGCATGCGCTCGCGCCTGGCGCGGGCAAAGAAGCTCGAGACGGATATCGGCGTCACGGGCCAGCGCTATGATCGCGTCCTCGACAAGATCGACGAGCAGCATAAGGCGCTGCAGGGGCACGCCGGCGAGCTCGAGAACAACTCGGCGCAGCTCGAGCAGCTGCTCGGCTCCATGATCGCGGGGGACAATGGCGGCCCAAACGATGGCGAGGCCGGCTCGAGCGGCTCCGAGGTCGGCCAGGTCATTACCAGCAAGGTTGACGGCCAGTGACGCCGGACGAGTCCCTCGACCAGCATATCCGCGCGCTCGAGGAGAACGGCGAGACCGTCCTGGTCCGACGTTACGCCGGCGTCGGGCCGGCGCGGGCCGTCGCGAAAGAGGCGGCCGTCCTGGCGAAGGTCAAGGGCTATCAGCCGGCGGAGATCGTCGGCGAGATCCGCCAGGGCGACAGACATGTCATCCTGCTGAATGATCCCTCGGCGGCGGTGCCGGACGGCAAGGTTGCCTTGTCGACCATGCTGCCTCTGACGGATCGAGATTTCCTGGTGATCGCCGGCGCCGAGGTCAGCATCAAGGGCGTCGACGACGCGACCAGGTGCGTCCAGGGCCAGATCATCGCTTTCGAGATTCAGGTCCGCGGCTGATGGGCAAGGTATTCGACGAGGCCGATTACCAGCGCAGGCTCGACGCGGCGCGCAATGGGATCTCGACCAGTGAGGAGCTCCGTTTCGTCATCACGGGCGACCTGGCCGGCCTCAACGCGCGCAAGGCGTTCCAGGAGGCGAAAGAGCGCGCGCTGCAAAAGGCGCGGGCCAAGATGCTGCAGCGTATCGACCAGGAGATGACCGATCGCGACCGCGACGGCGTTTTGCCGACAGAGGTCGAGGAGATCGTCACAGGTCCGCATGATGAGCTCGTTTCGGTCGATGGTTGATGCGCATCGTTTTCCGCTACCTGGCGATGCAGGACATCGTCGATTTCGCGATCGAGACGCTGCGACAGCGATCGCCGGTCGGATCTGTCGACGATCCGCATCCCGGTCTCTACCGGGATAGTCACACGGTTTTCCTAAGTGGTCATGTCGTCAGCGACGTTTCGGCTTTTCGGCGCGGCGACCAGATCAATATCTCCAACCCGGTCCCTTACGCGCGCAAGATCGAGATCGGCCGGATGAAAATGAAGGTCGAGCCGAAGGTCTATCAGGAAACCGCGCTGCTGGTCGCGGCGCGGTTCGGCAATCGCGCCGCAGTGAAATTTACGTTCATGCCGGTCCGGTTCGGCGACGTCGCGGCCTATGCCGCGTTCTCGCAGCAGATCAAGGCCGGCCGGCGCCGCATGTCGGACAAGGCGCGCCAGGACTGGCTCGTCCGGCAGCCGGCCCTCGAGATCCGGGCACGCTAGAGGTTATTCCCATGGCTGATTATGCCGGCGCCGTCGCAGCGATGCGCGCGCGCTATGTAGACGGGTTCATGGCGGCGCCGAGCTCGTTCCAGAATGAAGATCCGCCGCAGACGCCCTGGCCGCCGCAGGGCGCGCCCTGGTGCTATTTCGAGGTCGTCGAGACCTTGCGGCGCAAGCGCGGCGTCGGCACGCCTGGCAATCAAACCTGGCTCGTTACTGGCAACATCTTCGTGCATGTGTTCGTGCCGAAGGGCTACGGGTTCGCCGCGCATCTCGCGCTCGCCGGCCAGGCCGGCGACCTGTTCAAAGACGCGACGTTCTACAACGCCGAGCCTGGCGCTTGCGTGCGCTGCTGGGGCGAGAACGGCGAGGGGCCGACCGTCCAGGGCGGCGACGGCGCCTCCGACGACGGCAACTGGTTCGGCCTGGTTGTCGTGATTCCTTTCCAGTTCTTTTTCATCGGCTGATCCAAACAGGAGACTGATCGCATGGTCTATCAAAGCAATTCTGCCGGCCGCATCGCCTATAAGGCGCAGGCTGGCCTCGGCCAGATCGCCGCGGGCGGCGCCGGCGCTACTGTGCTGCCGATCTCCGGCGGTGCAGGTGCCAAGCTGTCGAAAGCTGCGACGGAATCGCAGACGATCCGTAACGACGGCATGTCGATCCGCGGCCGGCACGGCACGCAGAAAACCTCGTCGAGCTACAACGCCGAAATGTGGCTCGGCTCGCATGACGCGATCCTCGAGGCGATCATGCGCGGCACGTGGGATGCGACGGCGCTCAGCAAGACGCAGGCCGATTTCACGTCATTGACGACGGTCGCGGACGGCATTGTTTTCGCCAGCGGCTCGCCGATCGATATGGGCTTCAAGGTCGGCGATATCATCCGCGCGACCAATCTACCGGACGCAGGCAACAATGGCCGCAATCTGCGGATCTCGGCGCTGTCCTCGACCAAGATCACGGTGCCGGAGACGCTGGTCGTCAATGCGGCGCCGGATACGAATTGCACGATCGCGCGGCCAGGCAAGCGCCTGGTCAACCCGGCCGCACTGGTCCGCCGCTATTTCGGGATCGAGGAATTCGAGAGCGACATCGGCAAGTCGACGGTCCTCGACGATTTCGTCTGGGGCACGGGCAAATTCTCGATGGCGCCGAACGGAATCATCACGTTCGATCCCGGCGGCATCGGGACCGGCAAGATCCGGCCGTTGAATGCCGGCGTCCCGTATTTCACTGATCCGCAAGGCACCAACGGCACGCCGTTCGCCGTCGTCGACGCAACCATCCGCCTCGGCGGCGTCGACCTGGTCGAGCTGACGTCGTTCGATCTGTCGCTCGATATCCAGCCGAGCGCGCCGGATGCGTTCGGCTCTGGCAACATCAAGTATGCGCCGGACGTGTTCACTGGCCCGCTGCGGGTGTCGCTCAACCTGACCATGCTGCGCAAGGATCTGCAGCTGTTGACCGATTTCGTCAGCGAAACGCAGTATTCCCTCAACATCCTGGCCGTCGACAACATGAGCGAGCCGAGAGACTTCATGTCGATCACGGTGCCGAATTTCACGCTCGGCGGCGTCGATCCCTCGGCACTCTCCAAGCAGGGCGGCGGTCGCACGCAGACGATCACGATCCCGCCCGCGCTGGTCGGCATCGATACCTCGGCGACCGGCAATAACAGCATGATCTCGTTTCAGACCACTGCTGCAGCGTAGCGTTTTGAGTGATCGGCGCCGACAGAGGCCGATGGAATGTTCTCGCGAGAACCGGCCGCAGGGTTGTCGGACCCTGCGGCCAACCTTTCCGACAAAAGGCACCCGACATGACTGAATCAACTGCAATCCTCGATCTCTCCGCGCATTTGCCGGTCGACACGTTCCGGCTGCAGATCCGCAAGCCTGGCACGGATACGCCGCTCGGTTGGGCGATCGATCTCGCCGGGCCTGCGCATCCGCAGACGATCGCGCTCAACAATGAATCGACCCGCGACGCGATCGAAAAGGAGAAGGCGATCGAGTTCGCGCAGGTCAATGGCCGCAAGTGGAAAACCGAGGATGAGACGGTCGCCGATCGGCGCCGGCAGAACGTGACAAAGGTTTGCCGGCGCATCGTGGGATGGTCGCCAAATCCGACCTTCAGGACGGTTTCGCCAGATCCGATCCCGTTCTCGATCGAGAGTGCCGTCGACCTGTTCCTGCGGCCGGAGCTCGGCAGCTTCTTTGTCCAGGTGACTGACTACCTGACGAGCGAGCGGGCTTTTACGAGGCCCTCAAGTCAGACTTGAGGGCATTCGCCGAGCGCAGCTTTCTGCTGTCCTCGAGAGCCGGCGACGCCGGCGAGACCTATCGGCAGGTCCTCGAGGGCCTCGTCCTGCGAACGCGAGATCCAAAGCGGAGGGCCGAGCGGGAAGCGATCCTGACGGTCCCGCCGATTCCGCGAGCGCTGAGCTACCTCTGGCGCATCTATGACCGGCTGCGCCGGCGCAAGGGCGGCAATGGCTTCGCGCTGTCGCCGATCGAATGGCAGGACATCGACGCTTTCCTGCGTCGGACACAAACCGACCTGGCTCCGTGGGAGCTCGAGATCCTCGAAATGCTCGATGATCTCTATCTGGTCGATTACTCAAAACTGCAGACGGAGGAGTGATGGCCGACCAGGTCGTGACCGAGCTCGTCATCGATGCGAACACGCAGGGCGCATCCGATTACCAGCGGGCGATGGACAGCGCCGCCGGCGCCGCGCAGCGCGGCACGGACGCGGCTACCGGCTTTAACGTCGGCCTGGTCGCGCTCGGCGCCGGCGCTATCGCGGCGGCGGCCACGGTCAACAAGGCGCTGGACTATATCGTCAGCTTCAACAAGTCGCTGGCCGACCTGTCCTCGCTCGCCGATCGCGTCGGGCTTTCGCTCAAGGATCTGCAGGGTATCCAGTTCGGCGGCCAGATCGCCGGGCTGACCGAAAGCCAGATCAATGCGGGGCTGGAAAAGTCGGCGCAGCTGCTCAACGACGCGCAGCGCAACGCTAATTCGCTGTCGAAAGAGTTCGATGCCAACGGCATCAGCCTGCGCAATGCTAACGGGCAGCTGATTAGCCAGAACCAGCTGCTGCAGATCGCCGCCGACCTGGTCAGCCGTGCGCGCAGTCCGCAGGACGCGATCGCGATCGCGCAGATGCTTGGCTTTACCAAGGAATGGGTGCCGCTGCTGCAGCAGGGTGCAGGCGCGATGGCGGATATCGGCAACCAGGCGCAGGCTGCCGGCGCCGTCATCGACGACGAGACGGTCAAGCGCGCCTCCGATTTCGATGCGGAGTGGCGCAAGAGCTCGATCCAGTGGTCGCTCTACATGAAAGAGGCTGCCGCAGGCCTGCTGCCGGTCATGGATGACCTGATCGAACGGGCCGCCAAGTTCTTTAAGTCGCTCGACCGTGACTCGATCGAGAAGGCCGCAAGCGAGCAGCTCAGCGCTTTGTCCAACAGTGTCGGCGGTCCTAACGCAGATCAAACGGTCGGGCTTAGGATCGATATCACGCCGGAGGCAAAACAGGCGGTCGACGAGCTCTCGAATGCCGGCTCGCTGTGGGACGGCTGGGTTAAGCTGCTCGGCATCGTTTCCGCCAACCAGCCGTTAGCCAACATCAGGACGCTCTCGCCTGATGAGATCAAGTGGTACGCCGGGACCGGCTCCTCGATCTCCGACACAAGCAACGCGCAGAGCGATTGGGCCTGGCAGAACCAGGCTGCATCGCTCAAGTCGATGCAGGCAGGCCTGAACGGCCTGCAGTTCGGTTCGCGGTCTAACGTCGCATCGAAGGACACGGCGGATGATCCGGTCGATCGCGCGATCAATACGCTGCGTCGTCATACCGAGACGCAGGAGGCCGATACCAGGGCAGTCGGCCTCGGCGATGCCGCGCTCGCGGCCTTCCGCGCGACGGCCGCCGAGACCTCGGCAGTGCAGGCCAACGGCGGTAAGGAAACCGCCGACCAGGCGGCGCGGTTCGCAGATCTGCGCGATCGCGCCGCGGAGGCTGCCGACGCCCTGGCGCGCGCCAAGGTGAGCTCGCAGATCGATTTCAGCAGTAAGACGGCGTTCCTGTCCTCCGACGACGTCGCGATCGCGACGCAGCTCAAGGGGATCTATGGAAACGACGTTCCGGCGGCGCTGGATAGCACCTATGCCGCTGCGATCCGGACCAACAGTGCCTTTAAGGGGATCTCGGGGGCGATCGAGAGCGACCTGGTCAACGGCCTGGCCGATATCACGACGGGCGCCAAGTCGGCCGGCCAGGGCTTTGCCGACATGTCGAACCAGATCATCCGCGCGATCGAGCAGATGATTATCAAGATCACGATCGTCGAGCCGCTGATGCGATCGCTACAGTCGGCGGCCGGCGGCCTCGGCGGGTTTTCGATCGGCGGCGCGTCCGCCGGCGGCGCATCGTCGACCGGCTTTACTGGCGGCCTCGGCGGCCTCTACCACACGGGCGGCATCATTGGTTCGGAGCCGACGTCGATGCGCTACATTCATTCGGCGTATTTCGAGGACGCGAAGCGTTTCCATAGCGGCGGCATCGCCGGCAACGAGGTCCCGATCATCGCGCAGCGCGGCGAGGGCGTCTTTACGCCTGGCCAGATGGCTGCGCTCGGAGCTGCCGCCGGCGCCGGCGGCGGCCGTTCGCCGCAAGTCACTATCAACAATTACACGGATGCCGCGCCGAGCGTCGAGCAGGCGCCGAACGGCGACATCACGGTAACACTGCGCAAGATGGTCGACGGCGCTGTCGGCGACTCGCTGTCGACCGGCACTGGCCGGCGCGTGCTCGGCGACCAGTACGGCGTCAAACCGTTCACGGGGCAATAAGCGATGGCCTTGCCGGCATTTCCGATCGCAAACGCCGTCATCCTCAAAGACGGCTTCAATCTGCAGCGCTCGCGAGATCCCATCGCGACCGATATGGAGCAGGGCAACACGCGGCAGCGTGCGCGGCCTGGCGACAATGTCGGCACGGTGACGCAGACGGTGCGTTTCTATGCGGCCGATTATGACGCTTTCGTCGAGTGGGTTAAGACGACGCTCAATCTCGGAACGGCGCGTTTCACCATTGATGTTTGGCTCGGAACGTCCCTGGCGAACAAGGTCTGCCAGTTTATCAAGCCGGGCACGACGCTCGTCGCCAGCTGGCCTAATCCGGGCCAGGTCGACGTCCGCATGACGCTCCGGGTTTACGACGTCTAGCCATGCCGACGCACAATGAAGCGCTGCTCGAGGCCTATGCCTCATGTCCACCTAGCGCGCGGATCTACTACACGCTCGAGCTCTGGCAGTCGTCATTCGATCAGCCGGCGCGGGTCGTCGCCAATGTCGGCGATGATATGGCCTTTGGGCTCGAGGCTGGTGCGCCGCGCAACGCCGGCGAGGCCGCGACATTCATCGCTTGCCCTTTCGAGGCCGGCTATCCGGAGCAAAAGGAAGGCCAGCCGCCGTCGACGACGATCAAGATCGACAACGTCAACCGCGAGCTGGTGCCAAAGATCCGCGCGGCGCAGGGGACGCGGGAATATATCCAGGTGCTCTATCGCGAGTATCTCGGCAGCGACCTGACCGAGCCGGCCTATGGGCCGATCGAATTCGAGCTGCGCAGTGTGCAGATGGTCGGGGCGTCGCTGACCGGAACGGTCATGGTGAAAAACCTGCAGAACAAGCGGTTTCCGCGCATCACCAAGAATTATGATTATGTGCAGTTTCCATCCTTACTGGCTTAAGGTGCCGAAGTCCGCTTTAGCTTCACAAAGCGACCTTGCACAAGGTATCGTCGAATGTCAGCCTTGGGCCACTTCCGGACTCATGCACCTTAAACAAGGACTCACTCGATCGGCAGGCCTTGGTGGCTATCGAACGGTCCCAGTCAGTAATTGCACCCTTTGGAGCGGTTCAACGCAACCGGGGAAGCGGCTTTCCACCCTAAGCTCCCCTGCCATCCTGTTTGCCGATCACGCAGCGCCATGCCGCAAGGCGTTCGGCCGGGTGCTCCTTCATCCACGCAGCGAGTTGCGGCGCACCCATCAGACAGGACTGCATCGAGACGTCGGCGAAGTCTGAGGTGGTAACGGTCTGCTCGTGGCAATTTGCCGGAGAGGAGAGCTTGCAGAGCACGGCGATGATCTTGATTACGGCTGGAGAGCCCCATCGCTGCGATGAGCATTTGCCCGGATGATCTTGATGGCCTTGGCCACCGTGCGCGGATTCAGGCCTAGCGCGCGGATCACTTCCTTCTTCTTGCAGCCGAGGTTGCATTCGAGGTAGCCGCGCACACGCTCGACGTTGAATGCCTCCAGCTCCTTGGAGCCGGGGCGCAGGTTCAGCGCTTCAATGGTACAGAATTCGGGGGACATGTTTGAAGCGGCCCACCCGGTCATGCACGCCATTCGACGTTCAGCGCTAGCAGCCGATCGGGCGAATGCTTTGGCCGCATCAACATGCGAAGCAGCCTTCTCAGCTCGCCGCTCGTAGTCGTCGGCAAGGGCCTTGAGCTGACCCGCACTCGCTGAGTCGGTCATGGTTTGGGCTGCGCGGAGCAAAGTCCATGCTGTCTCTAAATATGCCTTGCCTCGCTGTGAGACCTCGACCATCACAAAGTCCTCGCGCGGTGCTCTAGCAGCTGGTTGAAGGTGATCCGGAGCCAACCCACCCAATTGCGGTCACTTTCCCTGCGAGCTCTGAAGCGATCGGCGCACTTCTTGGAACAAAGAGGTGTTCGCCACGAGTAGTGCCGGACGAGACCGAACTTGCCATCACAAACTGCGCATCGTGCGGCACTGCCAGATTTAATGCTTTCGGAGCAGTTGAGCATTGTAGTCTCCTCTTGGCCTTATCGCAGCTGTTCGTCGATCATCCTTTTTCACTGTCGCACTTGATGAGCCTGTGCGCCGTTCCAAACGCATGCAGCCTAAGACGATCACGATCAACAGCTCAACTGAACGTAGGTAATCGTCCGGCATCTAGAGGGGTGAACGGAACGATACGAAGGTTTAGGGCGCCCCCCGTTTCCGCAATGGTCCAAAAGCCGCCCATGGCGGTCAAGCTGACCGACGTCCGCTCTTTCTCAATGAGCTGACCTACGTCGAGTTATCCGCCCAGTCGTTTGGAAGGAAACGGGCTCTTGTCTATTGATCGTTCGTCATTCCTGTCGCCGCTGATCGGCGAGCTATGGGCCTGGCAGTCCCGCAACTGCTGGGATTTCGCCTGCCATGTGCAGCGCGAGCTGTTCGGCCGCGAGCTGCCACAAATCGCGGTGCCGGCGGATTTCAGCAGGCGTTGGGTGCTCGAGGAGTTCGCCGGCCATCCGGAGCGCGCGCGCTGGCGCCCGGTGCCGGACGGTCCTGGCGGCCTGGTGATGGCCGCTGACGGCGCCCTGGTCCTGATGGCCCATGCGCGGTTTCCCGCGCATATCGGCGTCTGGCTGCGCCAGGAGGGCCGGGTGATCCATTGCGATAGCCAGGCCGGCGTCGCCTGCGAAACCGTCCTGGCGCTGCGCCAGGTCGGTTGGAAAAACCTTATGTTCTTCGAGCCGGTGACATGCACGGATCTGTGAAGCGATTGCCCAAGCCGCCGGCGAGCTCGCCGGAGCGTCCGCGAGCTCGTCGCGAGCGCCGCAGCGACGCCGCGCGTCAGCCGGTGCTGGCTCGAGGTCGGTCGCGCCGAGCCGCGGCCGAGGGAGACCGTCGCGGCCTTCCTGCGGCGTACAGGCTGGGCAACGCGCGATCGGGCTTTCGGCTGGCAGTTCAAGAAAGGCCTGCCGACCGTGCTCGAGATCAACGGCGAAGCCGTGCTGCGCAGGGATTGGCAGTCGCGCCGCATCGGGCCGGCCGATGCGGTTCGCTTCATGTCCTATCCGCTCGGCGGCGGCCAGGGCGGCAATACGGCCAAACAGATCATCGGCCTGGTCGCGTTGGTCGCGGTCTCGGCCTTCGCCATTTGGGCCGGCCCTGCGCTGTTTGGCGCCGGTACGTTTGGCGCGCTCGCGACGACCGCGGGGATCGGCATCGGCGGCTCGCTGCTCGTCAACGCCCTCGTGGCGCCAAAGGCCGGCGCGACCAATACGCCGAGCGCAACGCAGGACCAGATTTACTCGGTCGCAGCGCAGGGCAACGTCGCCAAGCTCGGCCAGCCTTTGCCGGTCTGGTATGGGCGCGTCAAGGACTATCCGGATTTCGCCGCGACGCCCTGGGGCGAGTTCATTGCCAACGATCAATACCTCAACGTCCTGCTGTCGCCGACGATGGGCAGCATGCAGTATGAGGCCGTCTATATCGACGATACCGTTTTCTGGGACGCGACCAACGGGATCGCGGCAGCGTTCTCGGATGCGCAGATCGCCTTTTATGAGCCTGGCAGCGCGGTCGCCTTGTTTCCGACCAACGTCGACCAGTCCGCCGAGGTCAGCGGCCAGCAGCTGCCATCGGGGACGGGGACGTCAGGCGGACAATATGACGCCAACGGCCTGCCGTTCGGGGCCTCGGCGAGAACGCCTGGCGCCTGGATTGGACCATTCGCGGCAAACCCGGCCGGAACATTGGCGCAATCGCTGGCCGTCGATTTCGTCTTTGCGGCCGGCTGCTACACGGTCAACGGCCAGGATGGCTCTATCGGTTATTCTAACGTCGGCCTGACCGCAGAATATGCGACCTGCGACAACGCCGGCGCGCAAACCGGACCGTTCAACCCGCTGTTTTCGATCGTGCGGCAGTATGCATCGCAGGCGCCGGCCCGCGACAGCGTCAAGGTCGACGTCGCACCTGGCCGTTATCTTGTCCGCTTTCGCCGCGAGGACGCCGAGCTGTCCGGGACCGCGGGCAGTAATTCCGTGCTCTGGGCCGGCCTGCGCTCGTTCCTGAAAGGCAGCAATTCGTTTCCGGACGTCTCGACGATCGCGATCCGGTTGAAGGCGTCGCAGTCGACGCAGGGCGCCTATAAATTCGGCGTGCTGGGCACGCGCAAAGTGCCGGTTTGGAATGGGGCGGCCTTCGTCACGCAGGCAACCCGTAACCCGGCTTGGGCCTTCCTCGACGCAGTCACCAGCGGTCAGTATGGATCTGGGCTGTCGATCGCCAAGGTCGACTTTAACGCCGTTGTGGCGCATGCGGCCGGCTGCGACGCGCGCGGCGACACATTCGACTATCGGTTTACGACGGCCGTCGCCGTGCCGGATGCGCTTAACAAGATCCTGGCGCCGTCTCGAGCGCAGCATTACTGGCTCGGCGATACTGTCTCGATCGTCCGCGACGAGTGGCGCGACGTGCCAACCATGCTGATGACCGATCGCGAGATCGTGCGGGATTCGATGCAGGTCAGTTTCACCATGCTCGGCGAGGAAGATCCCGACGCCGTCGTGGTTGAGTATGTCGACGAGAGCACCTGGCGCCCGGCGCAGGTGCAATATCCGCCTGACAGCGACGCGTTTACGTCGGTCAATGCCGAGACCAAGCGCGTCGACGGCATCGTCAACCGTGACCAGGCATTCCGGGAGTGCGCATTCTATTATCTGCAATCGATCTATCGGCGGGAAAACGTCGCGCTCGGCTCGGAATATGAGGGCAGGGCGATCACGCGCGGATCTGTGGTCAGGGTTCAGTCCGATCTGCCGGAGAGCTATGGATACGGCGGCGCCGTCGTCAGCGCCGCCGGCGCGACGCTGACGCTCAATCCGGCGCCGGTCTGGGACAGCGGGCCGTTCTATATCCGGTTGCGGAAACCGAACGGGAAATTCTTTGGCCCTGTGCTTTGCAGCCGCGGCGTCGACGCGGGGCATGCCGTCCTCGACGCCGCCAGCCTAGCGGCGACCGAGGCAGCGCAAGCGACGACGCTGACGGCCGTCCTGGCCCGCGAGGATGGTGCGGAATATCCGTCATTTGACCTCGGCACGGGTGCAAGCCAATCGCGGCTGTGCGTTGTCCTCGACGGCTCGCCGAACGGCGACCAGTTCACGCTCAACATGGTGGTTGATGACGAGCGGGTTCACGCGACGGATCTCGGCAACCCGCCGGTGCTGCCGAGCGCGCAGTATCCGTCAAACGACAAGGTCCCGCTGGTCTTTGGGCTCAATGCCTACATCAGCCAGGGCACGGCCGAGCCGCGGCTGTTCGCCAGCTGGTTTCCGACCGCCGGCGCGCTCTACTACGTCGCCGGCGTCTCCTATGACGAGGGCAAGAATTGGACGCAGGTCTTTGAGGCTGCCGAAAACCAGTTCGATACGGTCGTCAGCCTGGCCGCGGTGAGGCTCCGCGTCCAGGCGGTCAATGCGACGATGCGCGGCGCGTATTCGACCGTCGACCTCGAGGCGCCGACCGTCAAGCTGTCGCCGGGCATGGTCACACTCGAGTCCTTCAATGCGGCCCTGAAAAATCAGGTCACGGCGGTCGCGGATCAAAATAACGACGAGATCAATGCGGCCCTGCAGCTGATCTCGTCGACCGCTGCCAACCAGGACGCCCGCAACTGGCTGGACAAAAAGTCGATCCGCTCGGAAATGTCATCCCGTGTCGGAGCCGCGTTCGCGCAGATCGCTGTCGTTCAGATGGTCGCCGTCGATGCGCAGCAGGCCGTCGCCGATCTCGATACGTCGGTTTCGGCTCAATTTGGTGACGTCAACGCTTCGATAGACGAGCACAGTACGGCGATCGCTAGGATCGACGGCTATGCCGCCGCGGCGTGGTCGCTAACCCTCAACGTGAACGGCTACATTTCCGGAATTCAATTGGTCAATGGCGGATCTGGCGTCTCGGCCTTCACGGTCGTCGCCGACAAGTTCCAGATCCAGCTGCCGGGCTACAACGGGAATGCACCAAAGGCTGTTTTTACGGTTGGCACGATCAACGGCGTCGCCTCGATCGGCATCACGGCGAATATGTATCTCGACGGCGTGCTGACGGCACGAATGATGAACGTCGGCACATTGAGCGCGATCACGGCAAACGTTGGCACGCTGACGGCAGGCACCATTCAGAGTACGTCGGGCCTGATGGTCATCAATCTGACGGCCGGCACCATCACGATCTCAGACTCGTGACCAAGCGCATCTATATCGCCGCGGATCGCGTCACGGTCTCAAAGCCGGGCTATGACGCAGAGAATCCGCCGGCCGTCGACTACAAATACTTGTCGCTGGATTCGCGTTTGAACCAGGGGCGGCCGCTCGAGATCGGGCTGTTTCCGAGCAATGTGTTCGGCGGCGGCAAGGTGTTTTACTCGACGACCTATCCGCATCCGCCGGCGATCGACATCGTCGCCTATAACATCCCGCCCGCTGGCGTTGCCACGTACTCAAAAGCGATGGTTTGCCGCGACGCGAATTCGAGCATCGCTTATCAGCGGTCGAGCTGGGTGCCGATCCTCTATCGGGATGGTTTTCAAATCTCCGACGATTTCCAGTTTCGACACTCGCGGATCTGGGGCCTGACGCTCAACCTCTATTACATCGCGTGGCAGGTCTGGTGAGATGACCCGGCGCTTTCACGCGGGCTACAACTCGTTTCTTGGTGCCTATGGGGTGTGGCTGTCGCGGCCAGGTGTCGACGTGCTGGCGACCTCGAGCAACGCGGATTTTTTGCTGCGGTCGGAAACTAAGAATGACCAGGTTGTCATGTCGGGATCGATCTATCTGCCGATTGGCAGCGGCGACCAGAACATCCCTTATCCGGCGACGTTCACCAAAACGCCCTATGTCTGGTTCGAGGCCTATATCGACAGCGGCGTCGTCGCGTACCCCTACAATCAGGGCATGGCCGCGCGCGAGATCACGATCGGCGGCATCCTGACCTATGAGGTCGGGATTGGCCTGACGTTCTGGAACAACAAGATCACGCTCAATAACCAGAACGAGGATTACAATTTTTACGTGGACTACATGATCTTTCATCGGAGCCTTGGTCTCTGATGGTCAACCGTGTGTTGTTCCAGGCGGGCGCCGGCGCGGCGATGAGCGTCAGTCTGCCGGGCGTCGACGTGACCGCGGCAAACATCGACCAAATGGTTTTTGATTCACGCTGGTCGGGACATCAGTTCTACGCGTCGGGGACGCTCGACAGCTCGAATGATTCCGTCGCGACGTTTGTCTTTCCGGCGGCGCTCGACGCAGTGCCGTTCCTGGCGGGCTACACGGACACAAACATCACGCTTAGCCCTGGGACGCAGTACCTCGGCTTTACCAATTTCCGGGGCAACAGCTCGGACTATTGGGTTTATGCGCAGGTCACGACGACGTCGCTGCAGTTCCGGTTCAAATTCGGCAACGCGGTCGGTCGCCTGTACTACGCGCTTTTCAGGAGGATCGCAGGATGACGGGGGTAACGCTTGATGCGGCGTGGGCCGTCGCCGGGTATATCCCGGCCGGCGGTGACGCGCAGGCGCCCATGGTCGGCGCTGAGCCGGCCGCAATCGAGGAGCCGGCAGCCGCCAGCAAGCCGAAAGTGATCGTCAGGCATGACGACAACGGCGTGATTACAGCCGTCACGCTGCAAGTCGAGATGGGCATCGACGCGCTCTCCGAGCGATATGCGGAGATGGGCATCCCGCACATTCTCTATGACGGCGAGGTCGATATCGCTGACGCCTGGGTGAAGGACGGCCAGGTGGTGCCGAAACTCGACGTCGAGATCTCCGGCGAGGCGCGGCAGGTCAAGGCGGACGGCGAGGATCTCCTCGAGCTCACGGTTTCGCCGGCGGAGTTCGATGCGACCGTCGCGCTCGACGGCGCGATGGTGCATTTCGAGCATGTGACTGATGGAAAGCTCGAGTTCTCGGTCGATCATCCGGGCAGCTACGCGATTTTCGTCGTGCCGGCGCATCCCTATCGCGTCAAGCGGCTGGACGTCGAGGCGATCGCGCCATGAAGGTCAGTGTAATCGAGGTCAAGCGGAAGCGCGTCGAGGCGATCGTCAATCAGCGTTACATGGCTGACGGCCACGACATCGCTCATGATCGAAAGCGGACGCTGGCAGCTGCCGTTGCTGCAGGCGCCGAGCCATCGGCCGAATTTGCCGAGGCCGCGGCTGTCGAGGGTGTCACGCCGCAAGCGCTCGCGCAGACGATCCTGGCGAAGCCGGACGAGCTGATGACCAAAGAAAACAAGCGTCGATCGATGGTCGTTCGGACGCGCGCGGCAAAGACCGTCGCCGAGCTCGAGGCGATCCAGGCCGAGGCCGACGCGACCGCGGCGCCGCCGCTGACGTCGCGCATCTTTTTGCAGGAAGGACGGTAACCACATGACTGCGCTCGCGAGCTATTCGACCGGAACGATCTCAATCGCGGCGAACGGAACGGCCGTCACGGGAGTCGGGACGATCTGGTCCGGGACCAATGTCCGGCCTGGCGACATCCTGCAGGTCGGCAATCTTCAGACGATCATCTCTGACGTTACCGACCCGACGCATCTCGTCATTCCGCCTTGGGGCGGCGGCGCGCAGGCCGGCGTCGCCTATGTCGTTTGGAAAGTATCGCCGCAGCGCATCGCCGGCGCGCAGGCGATGGCGGACGTTTCGACGCTGGTCGCGGCGCTGAATACGACGGGCTTCTTTTGGTTCGTTGATGCGTCGCTCGCCGCGCCTGATTCGTCGCTCGGTTCAGATGGTCAGTTCGCACTGCAGCCGGCCACGGGAAAAATGTGGGTTCATGCCGCCGGCGTTTGGTTCTATCTCGGGATTTATCGAGGGCTTGGCGTTCCGGCGCCCTATGACAACGCGAAAACCTACAACCTGATGGACGTCGCCACGATCAGCGGCTCGTCCTACGTCTGGATCAACCTCACGCCGGGATCGGGCCTCGCGCCGCCCAACGCGATCTATTGGGCGCTGCTCGCCAGCAAGGGCGACCAGGGACCGCAGGGCATTCAGGGGGCGGGCTACGGCGGAACATCGATGACGTCGCTCACGATCGGCACGGGCGCGCAAGCGTTCACGACGCAGGCCGGCTTGGCTTACCAAAACGGCGCGCGTGTTCGTGCGAGCTCGACGGCCAATCCGTCGAATTGGATGGAGGGCCTCGCGACCTATGCCGGCACGACGCTGACGATCACAGTCGACAAGACCAACGGCGCCGGCACGATCGCGAGCTGGAATTTCAACATCGTCGGCCAGCCTGGCGCCGGCGATCTGAGCTCGGCGAACAATCTCTCCGACGTGGCAAGCCCTGCGACGGCGCGCCTCAATCTCGGCATCCGCCAGGTGATCGATTTGAGCGGTCCAGGCTGGGACTTCAACGCCGTTGCGAATACCGGCAGCTATCAGGTCAGCAACACGACAAACACAAACGCGCCGTTCGCTGGCGCGCTGTGGTACCTCGAAGTGCTGGCCTATAGTCTCGCAGGTTATGTCGAGCAGCGCGCAGTTGTCCTCAACGGCACGCCTACCAATACGCAAACCTATTTCAGGGTGCAGCAGGCCGGCACGTGGTATCCGTGGCGCCTGTTGCTTGCACATGACGACAACCTGGCCGCTCTGGCGAACAAGGCTACCGCCAGGACAAACCTCGGCGCGGTCGGCCGGCTCAACCTGCTGCGGTTCACGGCGTCAGGCACATACAATCCGTCCGCGAATATCATCGGTGCACTGGTTGAAGCGCTCGGCGGGGGCGGCGCCGGCGGCGGCGTTTCGCCGAATGCGTCTTATGTGCTCGCCGGGCCTGGCGGCGGCGCCGGCGGAAGGTCGCTCCGATGGCTGACAGCCGCGCAGCTCGGCGCCGCGCAGACGGTTGCGATCGGCGCCGGCGGAGCGGGCAACTCCGCCGGCGCCGGCGGCACGGGTTCGCCGACGAGCCTAGGATCGCTCGTCGTCGCTGCCGGCGGTCTCGGAGGCGGCGCCATGTCGACCGGCTCGGTTGGCGCGCCAGGTGGCGGCGGCACCATCACGACAGGCGATTATGGCTTTACGGGAAACACGGGAGACAACGGCCACTATCAGCAGATGGCCTCGACGACAAACATCATCGTCGGCAAGGGCAAGGGTGCTGATAGCCCGTATGGCAGCGGCGGCGTCGGGATCATGGGCAACGCAACGGCCTATCAATCGAACGGGAACGCGGCAACCGGGTTCGGCGCCGGCGGCGGCGGCGGTCTCTCTAACCAGTCGGCCGCGTCCAACATTGCCGGCGGCGCGGGCTCGTCCGGCTTAATCAACATCTGGGAGTTTCTCGCACAATGATCGGTTACATTCTCGACGCGCAGGGAAGCATTGTCAGCGCGCTTGTGTTCGACGACGAGCCTGCGGAGTTCACGCCGCCAGACGGCCACACGCTCGTCATGGGCGGAGAGTACGCGATCGGCGGCACGCTGGTCGGCGGCGTGTACTCGCCGCCGGGGCCCCCGGCAGCTGATCCGCTGCCGCCTCCGCCTCCGCCGGATTCCTGCACGAAGCTCGGCCTGAAACGCGCCTTTGATGAGCTCGGCAATTGGGCCACGGTCAAGGCCGAGATCGCGGCGGATGCGGCCGTCCAGGAGGAATGGGATCTCGCGACCGAGATCCGGCGAGCTGATCCTCTGGTGCAGCACATGATCGCGGTCGTCGACCTCTCCGACGAGCAGGTCGACCAACTGCTGATTCGCGCGAACACGCTGGTCTAACCGGGCGGCGTGCGGCCCCTGCGCGGATATCGACACGCGCCCGCAACCGAAGTCGGATTTCTTAGCGGGCATCGGCCTATCCAATGCTCCGTTCAGTCATGCTGCTGACGCAATCTCTGCGTTAGTTGGTGAGAACTAAGAACACTGTGCGAGGGGCCGCCCTGGTTCCCTCATCGGTTCCATCTCCACGATCGGCACGAATCCGCAAAAAAATTGGCGCAAGTTCGAGAACGCCTCCGCGTTCGTTTGGCCATGTTTTGCGGCATCGGGAACCGAACAATCGAAAACAATCAGTCAAGGAGTTATGAATGCTGTTTCGCTCGAGCGCCGCAACTTGCGGCGCCGTAGTCGCGTTTGCCGTTTCCGTAACCGTTGCTCGAAGTGAAATCGAAGCAGTTCATTCTAGCGCCGTCGTCAATGATGCTTGTGGGGATGCGATCGTTGGCGCTGCATCAATGTACAACCCGTTCCGGCCCGGATCGCAGGAGGGCGGCCCGAACACAGCCTCCGGCGAGCGCTATGATCCCTCCGTCTGGGCGGCTGCCATCAAGACGAGCTTGCGTCAGAAATTTGGTGGGGTCCAATATGGCGCGAGGCCGAAGTATGCCCTCGTTGAGGCTGTAGGCAAGAAGGTCATCGTCAAGATAAATGACGTGGGGCCACTAACGCCTGGTCGCGTCATTGACCTCAATGAGCAGACTATGCGCTATTTCGATCCAAGCCTGCAGCTCGGGGTGATTCATGGCGTAACAGTTAGGCCGCTGTCCGGCGACTATTGGATCCCCGGACCGGTTGGCTGAACATCGCTCGCGAAAGAGGTATAGGTAGAGCACGGCCCCTCCTGGACGGTGGGAACGCCTCGATGGCCTGCTCGCTACTGCATCTTTGAGACGATGCTACTTTCGCGACAATGCGCCGGCCGAGGCGGGCGCAATTTTCGTTGCCATCAGCTCTGAATGTAGAGAACCAGTCCGAATGTCCCTCGTGCCCCTGAGCGGACATCGGCGCATTGGCCACCGAAGTCGGCTTTTGACCGAAGTCGACCATCCGCTCCGTTGACCGGCGGACCCAGCTACTCAGATCAAGCGATCTACGGCCTGTTGCAGCGGGTGATCGCGGCCCCTCCGACAGCGACCAATTGCTGATACGCGCAAACGCTCTGGTCTGACCGGGCCGCGCTCCTTCATTCCACAAAAGGATTATCACGATGACCAACGCAGCGGTTTCTGCGAGCGCTATCGATTTGCATGGGATCTCGCGTGCGGCCTTCGATCTGATCGTCGCCGCCGAGGTCACCAGCGAAGCCTGGTATTCAAAGCATCTGAGCGGGCCGACCTGGCCGGGCGAACAGTCCGGCGTGACGATTGGCTGCGGCTATGACGTCGGCCAGACGGCGCGGCAGCAGTTCCTGGCCGATTGGTCCGGCAAGATCCCGGATGCCATGCTCAAGGCACTGGCGAAGTGCTGCGGCGTCACGGGGCAGGCCGCGGCTGCGCTGGCGCGCCAGCTGCGCGGCGTCGTCGATATCCCGTGGGACGTCGCGCTCGAGGTTTTCGGAAACCATGACATTCCGCGCTATCTCGCGATTTGCCGCCGGCTGCTGCCAGGCTTCGACGAGCTCTCGCCGGACTGCAAAGGCGTCGTTCTCTCGATCGCGTTTAATCGCGACGCCGGCGGGTTCAATAAACCCGGCACGCGCTGGACCGAGATGCGCCAGATCAAGGCGGCGATCGGCAGCGGCGAGCTCGCCAAGATCCCTGGCCTGATCCGGTCGATGAAACGGCTCTGGCCGGACAGCAGGGGCCTGCGCCTGCGCCGCGACGACGAGACGGCGCTATTCGAGCACGGCCTCGCGACGTCGCATCCGCAAGAGCATGCGAAGCTCGCGACGACGCCGGCGCCGGTAGATCCTGACGTCGTCGCGCATGTCCAGGCGCGGCTGCGCGAGCTCGGCTATTACGACGTCGGCCAGGTCGACGGCGAGCAATCGCCGCAGGGCCGGACCGAGGGCATGGTCCTGGCCTATCGCAACGCGCGCGGCCTGCCGCTCACGCCCGCAATCGACGACCAGCTGATCGCCGAGCTCGGCAAGCCGCAGGCGCCGCGCCAGGTCGCCGAGACGCGGGCGGCTGCGACCGTCGAGGATCTCCGCGACGAGGGCTCGCAGACGATCGCGCTGACCGATCGGGCCAAGGGTTGGGCCGGCAAGATCTTCGGCGGCTCGAGCGGCCTCGGCACAGCCGGCGCGCTCGCCTGGGTGACCGATCGCGCGACGCAGGTCTCGGCGGCAAAGGAAGCGGTCGGCGGCCTCGGCCTGACGCATGGCGCGGTCCAGGCGATCGCGATCGGCGTCGCCGCCCTGGTCGTCGTCGCCGGCGTCGGCGTCCTGGTCTGGTTTGTGGCCGACACGCTCGAGCAGCGCCGCCTGGCTGATTATCGCGCGGGGAAACACGCATGAGCTGGATCGTCGCAATCGTCATGCGCCTGGCGGGCTTCGCCGGCGTCAGCCTCTCGCCATTTGCCGCCGGCGCGTTGTTCGCCGGCAGCCTGGCCGTGCTCGCCGGCGGCGCTGCAATCGCCAGCGGCGCGCATCTCTACAACGCCGGCTTTAGCTCGGCGGATGCCAAGTGCGAGGCGGCGCAGGTCGCCGAGCAGAATGCGCAATTGCAGGCGCGCCTAGAGGAAAAGGATCGCCAGCTCGTTTTCGCCAACGCCCTGCAACAGCGCGACGCCAAACGCGCCGCGGAGGCCGAGGCGCAGATCAAGTCTAACCAGGGGGCAATCGATGCAACGCCAGCTAACGCTAACAAGTGTTTTACTCGCGACATGTCTCGCCGGGTGCGCGGGGTTCGGTAGCCAGGAGCGGCTGCAGGCTCCGCCTCCTGACGCGCCGAACATTCCGGCGATGCCTGCGGACCTTGCTGCATGCGAGCGGACGCCGGTCGATACGCCGGACCGCGACCTCAACGCCGGCGAGATCGAGCGGCTCTGGAAAACCGACCGCGCGGCGCTGGCAAAGGTCAATGCCTGCCTGCGCCGTGCCGTTTGCCAATACCAGGACGTCCGCGAGGGCATCGGCCGCGTCGAAGGCGCGGCCTGCGAGAACATCACGCCGGCGGAAAAGCCGACGCCGCGGCTCGGTCTGTTCAAGCGAAAGAAGGCGAAATGAGCGGCGACGACACGGCCAGCGTAAACACTGCGCTGCTGCAAATGGCCGCCAAGATCGGCGGTCTCGAGTCGACCGTCTCGACGCTGCTGCAGACCTGGCAACGGATGGAAGAGAAGGCATCCGAGGGCCGCAAGGATCTGCATCAAAAGGTCGATGCGCTGCGCGCTGAGATGACGACAATGGGGGCGCAGGTCGCGACGGCGACCAAAGACATCGCCGACATGAAACCGACCGTCCAGGCCGTTCAGAATGTGCAAGTGCAGGCGGCCGGCGTGAGAAACGTCAGCCGCTGGCTGTATTGGGTCGCCGTTGGTTTGAGCGGCGGCGGCGTCTGGGTGGTGAGCAACTTCGTCGACATTCACGTCAAACACTGATGTTTCGCATCGTCGTCGCGCTCGCGCTGATCTGCTCGAGCTGGGCGACCGCGAGGCGCGGCCCCGCCTGGCCGGCGCCGCAAACGCTCGGCGGCCGGCCGCCTTGCTGTCCGCATGCGTTCTGCGGCTGCGGTGCCAGCCTCTACCTGTTCGGCCGCAACATCCCACGGCTCAACCTGGCGGCGGCCTGGCTCGCTTTCCCACGAGCGGGGCCGGCGCCGCGCATGGCGGCCGTGCGCCGGCATCACGGTTTCGTCCTGGTCGAGCAGCCCGGGGCGGGCGTCTGGCTCGCTCACGAATTCGGGCGCAACATTCGGAAGCAAAGCCGGTTTCGTTGGCGATCCCGGCAGGAGGACCACACCTTTCGAAATCAGTGCCTTGCACTGGATTACGTCGCGTAATGCTTCATTGCGCGGCCTTACGATTTCAATCCACTGAATACCCCCAAAGATCAATTCGGAGTATCGTCCCGTGGGCTACGCTACCGCTAGTTTGTCTTGTTTGGAGGCAGGGGATGCAGAGGGGTGACCAGGGCTTCGGGGCTGCGGGCCTCTTGGTCCTAGCTTCATTATTGGTCTATTTGATTGTGATCGCTCTCCCGATAATTAAAGCCGACACTGTGCGTCTCTCGGATTGGCTCTGCTTCTACGGTGCCGTTGTCAGCGGCAGTATGACGTTAGTCGGCGCGGGTGCAGCTTGGTTCGCGGTCCGAAGGCAGATCAATGAGCAGCGGAAACTCGCCGATGAGCGAGCAGACAAGGAGCGAGCATCATTGAGCGCTAGCATCTACGCCGAGATTGCGGACCGAGCCGCGAGATGCCTGAACGATTACATAAGGCCGTGGAGCGTTTGGGAGGACAGGCAAATAGAACCGACCGTCAGAGCATTTTTGCCTGAGAGAGCTGTGGTGTATCCCGGGGCTGTCGAGAAGTTGGGGCTGTTAGATCAACCTGTCGTGGTCGGTGCCGTGCAATTTTACTCTCGTCTTTCCGCCGTAGCGCAAGCGATGGAATTCATAGCAGCCGATAAAGAAAGGCTTTGGGAAACGGTTCAGAAGTCACCCGCAACGGCGCAGTGGATCGATCCACTTCGTAACACGCACGCACGGCTAATCACCGAGCGACTGCAAAGCTGTTTCCAGCCAGCGCTTGCTGCGTTGAAAGGACTAGGGGAGCGGCCATCGGTCGATGCTGACACCGTCAAGGTCTACCCGTATCTTCGGGAAACCGGGCTGACGCTGCATCAGGCTCTTGAGAAATACAAGATGGAGTTGATTGAGTAGTTGGGATCAGCTTGCCCGTCTCACGCTCCTAAGCGTAGCTGACACGGCAGGAGGGCAATCAATGCAAGACTTTGCGCGCTACATCGCGAAGAGCCAGCTTTTGACGTTGGTGACACTCATCCTCATGGTTGTGCCCTTTTTCTACCAACCTTGGTATTTTGCTGTGGCCATCGCCATCGGCGTGCAGGTCGCATCTTGGATCATCCGTGCTGCATTTACGTCCATCGCAGCGCGAAGCAGTAGCAATGACGTGGGGGGCTATTGATGTAGCACACGACCCGTTCGTCGCACCGAATCCCGAGCGCGAGAAGCCGCTAGTCTTGGGGGCGCGCTGGGGCCCAACGGCACGAGCCTTTGGTCAATCGCCATTGTTGTCTTTGAGATTGTTCCACCAGTCGGAAACGACTTTGATCGAATCCGTGACAGGCGCGCCGCCCACAAGCACTCCTGAAATCGTCGCGGCCAGGTTTGGTTCGACGTGCATCAGCGAAGCACAGATTGCAGTAGCCGATACGAACACGCCGACCTTAAAGGTGCCGTCAAAAACGTCAGTCAGTATCTTCTCGTGGTTTTTGTCGAACCACGAGCGGACGTAGTTGCCCAATGATCTAGCGGCCTGTTCGGCAGCGTCTGGAGGGACCCGCCCGCTTTCCACGGCAACCGTAGTGTTCCTGACCTCATCGAGTTTCTGCTCGAGCTCCTCAAGCTCACGAAGATCTGGATTGTCGTTGATGCGCAACTGGCGCAGTCGATCTGCTTCGCTCCGAAGCAGAAGCAACAGAGCGTCGACCTGTAATATAACGACTGCGGGGATTCTTGTGGGGGTGGACCGCCGCTCGGAACCCGGGCCGGCGATCACAACGCCGCCGGGCGGCACATCATTCGAAATGGCCGGCCTGATCTCGCCGGCGGCGCCATCTGCCTGAACGCCTCTGAGACCGACCGCGTTTGACTCGGGCGCATGCTCCAACGCCTCCGCAAACGTGACGGTTCCGCCGACCATATTGCGCTGGTGCTCATCGTTGAGCTGCTTCAGGCGTTGACGTCCCGCGGGAGTTAGATCGCTGACCAGGACCTGATCGATTTCCCCCGAGCGACTGGATTTATGAGGCTTCGGACCACTGTAGAGGCCTTCTTCATGCATAGAGGCGAGGTGATCCAGCGCGTCTTGAGGGTCCACTCCGTCGACGTCGACTGGCGCAGCAGCTCGGCTGCGCTTAGCCTCGATGGCGAGGAGAATGCGCCGATCAACACCCTTGTCACGGCGCAT